GCATATCCTGTTCCTGTAACATCAACAGTTGTTGTTGGTTCTACTTGTGTAGAAGTGAAAAATCTCATTTTGTTATCAGTAGCATCTCTGAACATACCTGAATAATAAGTTACACTTGAATCAACATATTTACCATACCACCCGAAATCAGTAGCATTAGCGGTATTAGTAGCAGCGTATTTAAACATACCATCGGCTACTGCTACAGTTGTAGAATTAACGGTTGTTGTTGTTCCAGACACTGTAAGATTACCTGCTAATACCATATTTCTAATTCCAGTAATATCTTTATTTACATCAAGAACAACTGCTTTAGAAGCTGTTGCAGTTCCACCAGTTACACCATCAAGAACATTTAATTCTGCAGCAGTAATTGAAGCAGAACCATCAAGAGTTAAAGTAACACCTCTTAAACTACCTTCTGATTGGAAATTATTACCACAGACAACAGTTGTACCTCCAGAAGAAGTGATTTTTTGCCCATCTAAAATTTGAAGTGTTTTTTTCATTTGGACTATACCACCTGCTGTAATTTCTATATCACCTGTTCCAACAGTACTAACTTGAAGATTACCAGTTCCAGATGTCTTAAGAGCAAGATTTTGATTGATATCAGTAGTTACTGTAATCGTATTAGAATCATCAGTAATAACTTGTTTTCCATTTACATAAAGAGAACCTGGACCAACATAAACGTGCCTAAATGTATTAGTAGCAGAACCTAAATCATATGTATTAGCCGCATTTGGAATAATATGACCTTGCATTGTCATATTACCAACAAGTCTAGTTGTACCATTAACATGTAAAGTAGCAGTTGGATCTGTAGTACCTATACCAACATTTGCTGCTGTATATGTAACTTCATTTGTTGAACCATTTTTTGTCCATACCGAAGTTGAACTAAGCGAGGCATTACCAGTTACTGTCAAATCTCCATCGACATATGTATTACCTACTATATGAACTACTTGAGATGGAGTTAAAGTTCCAAAACCTACACGATTTGTTGAAGCATCAACAAATAATGTACCACCATCAACAGTAAGATCATCAGTTACTTGAAGATTTCCTGTAATACTATATGTTCCTAGAGGGACAACGCTTATACCTGTTAAGCCAGTTCCAAAAGATTGTCTTGTTATATATGCTCCAGCAGCATTATTTGCTGTCGGGTCATAATGTTGAAATTTTAATTGTTCATTATCAACTACTAAACGCCAATCGTTATTGCTTACAGCACCTCCGGTAGAATTACCTTGAAGGTCAATAACTTTTGCGCGGATTATGCCATATGGATCAATACTCATATTTTTTTGTTATAGTTTATAATAGGAAATTAAATTTTTTTAAGGTTGTATATAAAAAAAAAAAGACAATTAATTAGTATTATCAGTCTATTTTTATTTATTATATATATATATAATTTTCCATATTAAAGCACAATTTTATTTTTATAAATTATTTAATTTAGATAAAATAATATTAATTTTTTCTTTTAATTCAGAAATTTCGTTTTCTAATTTAGAAATAATTTTTTCACCATTTAACAGCAAATTGCCAGTAAAATTTATATCACCATATACATCTAATTCATATATTGGTTTATTCGTATTAATACCAACTTTTCCTGGAAAATACATAATTTTTTTATCAAAATCTCCTATTACTAAAACATCGTTTTCATTTGGACCAGATGCTATTATTAATTTATCAGATGTTTCTCCTAAATAATGTCCAGATTTATTACCTATCATGATATTTCTTTTTCCAGATTTCACGTTATCTCCTGAATTGGTTCCAATAAAAATATTTTGGGTTCCATCTTCTAATTTATATCCAGATTTATTTCCAACTAATACATTTTGATTTCCTTCTGTTAATGAATATCCAGATGCATATCCCAATAATGCATTTTCAAACGCAGTTGTCATATTAAATCCATTATATCCTCCTACAAATGTGTTTTTATTTCCTGTTCCTTTATTTTCAGAATTACCTCTTCCAGATTTCATTCCAATATATACATTGCGTTCTCCTTCACTAATATATTGTCCAGCAGATGCTCCGATAAATGTATTATATTGTGCGTCAGTATATTGACCAGCCCCAGCTCCAATATATGTACATTGTTGAGATGTTTTATTCGAATAACCAGCAAGACACCCAATAAATGTATTAAGCATTTTATCAGTATTTGAATACCCGGCACTTTTTCCAATAAAAACATTCTCAAATCCTGTAGTATTTGAATAACCAGAATTAACACCTATTATTACATTATTAGGAGCAGTAGTATTGATTCCAGCATTTTTTCCTAAAAATGTGTTAATTTCAGTTGTAATTCCAATTAATGGGGTAATAGTAGCAATATTTGAAGAAATTGTTAGAGATTTTGGCATTGAGTTTTGATTTGTTTTAATTAAAATACCTTTACCAGCAATTAGTTTTAAAGATTCTTTGAAAATTGGAACTAAAGATTGTTGTCCAGGAACTATTATGTCTTTCCAAGAACATCCCATACTAATTTTTGTTTCACCAATATTTGAATTAGTTATTATAAATCCTGTATTTTTATCAAAATTAATAGTATTAGTATTTTTAATAATTGTATTATGATCTGATGACATAACTGTCAAATTATTTGTATTACTTAAGTTATTAACTTGTGTTAATGAAATCCATCCATCTGATTTTCTTCCTTCAAAATCTGACCCGGTCCATCTAATTGTACCATTAATTGTACTTTTAGATGTTCCTATTAATATTCCTCCATTAATATGTAATTTTTCTGATGGTTGTGATATCCCAATCCCAATGTTTCCTGAATTTTGGGAAATTGTATTCCCAAGATTTAGGCAATCGTCTAATGCTATTTCTTTGTAACCAGCAATCATTTCTCCATTTTCATTTCGAGATGTATAACTTTTAATAAATTTAAAGTCATTATTTACTATAGCAATTTGATGCCCGTTACCGAAACGGATTGTACTTTTTGATATATTTATATCACCAATACTCAAAGTTTCCAAAGTACCAAGTGATGTTATATGAGGTTGTTTTGGTTCAAGAACAATTCCCAATAATGAAGATTTTATAATTCCAGCAGCAATATTACCATTACTATCTCTCTTAACTAAAGTACGAGGTACAATATGCCATGTTGCATTTGATAATGATATTTTTTCTTCTTGAGTAATATAATTTGTTAAAGTATTCGCATTTGTTTCTGTTAAAGATACCCATTTCCCCAATTTTCTTCCTTCAAAATCAGTACCAGTCCAACGAATTATCCCATCTGTTTCGGAATTTGAATTTGATAATCTAATTCCTCCATTTATTTCTAATCTTTCTATTGGATTTTCTATACCAATACCTAAATTATTGTTTTTTAATTTGAGAAAATCATCAGATGTATAACCATTAAAATACTCTACATTTAAATTTGATACCATTTTAGTACTTTTAATAACTAATGGGGGAACCATATCACTTGGATTAATATTATTTGGCCAATCTTCTTTTCCTTCTATATTGCTATCAATTGTTAATTGGTCAACAAAACCATGATTAAAATTCATAATATTGCAAGACATAGTACAATCAAAAATTTTTTGTGGCATTTTTAAAATATATAGTTTTAGATAAATATTTTAAAAAAGCATTTGTAACATATATTTTATATAGTTTTTGTAAATAATTTTATCATACGATTTGCTTTAGTTGATTCTGTTTGTATTAATTTTTTAGAATCATTAATCTTATTTAAAGCAATATTTAACATATTACCCATTAATCCCGTTTTAAATTCTTTTGTTTGTAATGATGGATTCTTTGAATAACAATTTCCCGGTGGATCTGATTCTGCCATACCAATTATTCTAGCATTAACCTCCATTAAATAAACTTTTTTATTTATATCGGGTATTATATCATAAGCAAGCATTTTAAAGCATATATAATCATCATTCGCATTACTATTTGGGCATGTCATAGTTTTATATGTTGCTAAAATGCTGTCAGTACATATTTTTTTTATTTGGGGGAAAATTTTTTTTTCAAATTCCCCTGAACCATAATAGGAATTATAATCACCTGGAAAAGTTTTATTATTACATGATGTAGTAATATGAGTTAAAGCATTGAATTTATCTGGTGTATATTCTTTATCAGCAACATACATATATCCATCTGGGTATACATAACTTTCAAAATTTTTACCATATCTTAATATAAAAGCATAAACTCTAAAATGAAATTTTTTTTTTTGATATAATAAAGGTTTGTTAATATATTTTTGAATAATCCAATCAGATTCTTTTTTGTTTTGTTCTAACCAATTAGTAAATTCATTATAATTTCTAACTCTTTTTATACCTTCTTGACGCATACCAAATTCTGGTTTTAATATCCATTCATTTCGTTTCCAAAAAGATGGATTTTTAAATTTTAAAATATCATTAATTTTAAAACAATATGTTTTTGGCAAATAAGGTAAAGATATTGAGTTATTTTTAGCATATTTTACTAAATTTTTATATAATTTTTTTTTATTTCCTAATGCACTTGTATCGACAAAATTTGTAACTATTTTACATTTATGACATGTTTGTGTTAATGAATTGAAAAATGTTACTTGAGAAATATCATTTTGTGTATTTTTCCAATTATCTTTTTTGTCAAAATATCCTGTAATTATCTCATTAAAATAACCATCGTTTGTATAATATGTAAAACTATTCATTTTCATTAATTTTTATTAAGAAAAAAATGAATGGTTAATTAATTTAATTAATTAAATAATTAATATGTTACACATTTTGAATCTTTTGGATTTGTTGGACACCATAATTTTAATTCACTTACTTTTTTGGGTTTCCAATCTTTTGACAAAGATTTATGACTATAATTCCAATTTTCACTAAACGCTTCTATATGTTTTTCTACATTATTAAAATTTTCTTCCCCTTTTTTATTATTAAAAATAACTGCTATACATAATAATATTACAAATATTATTACTAATATATACAAACCAGTTTTTCCTTGCATAAACATTATATATATTTATTAATATATTTTATTACAAATTATAATGATTTTAATTTAGATATTAAATTTCTTGGATTATTATGTTTAAATAATGTTGAACCAGAAACAAATATATTAGCACCACTTTTTACACATACTTCAAAAGTTTTTTCATTTATACCACCATCTACTTGAATATTTAAATTCGGATATTTTGCTTTTAATTCTTCTATTTTTGAAACACAAGAATACATAAAAGATTGTCCACTAAATCCTGGCTCAACTGTCATAACTAATACATAATCTAAATATTCTATATATCCAGACAAATCAGAAATTGGTGTATTTGGTTTTATAGCAATACCAACCTTTAATCCATATTTCTTTATTTTTTTTATAACTTTCATTACATATTCAGTATCATGACAAGCTTCTATATGAAAAGATATGGAATTCGCACCAGATTTATAAAATTCTTCTATCCATTGTAATGGATTAACTATCATTAAATGACAATCTATGAATGCTGTTTGATTCTTTTTTCTTAAACTCTTTAATACCGGAAATCCAAATGTTATATTTGGTACAAATACACCATCCATTATATCCATATGTAACCAGTCTACACCATTCTCAATCATTCTTGATGCTTCGCTTGACAAACTAGCAAGATCAGAACTTAACATCGATGCCGCAATTATTATTTTATTATTCTCCATAATTAGTTCTAATTTAATGATGGTTCATATTCTTTATATTCTTTTTGAAAACATTTTCTCGTTTTTATCCATTTAATTACTCTTACAACTTTTTCGCTTACAGGATAAAAAAAACGAAAACAAAACGAAGGGCATTGATTTAAAGGAGCAGTATTTTCCCATGTCCCACCTATAGAACAACCACTATTACCTAAAGGACCACTAAAATTAACTAAATCACTTCTATCTTCTAAATTTACAAGATTATCAGGAAACCATTTTATACCGTTTTCTGTTTTATCGTTTGCAAAACCAAAAATTCTCCACCATGTACCACTATTAGGATAATTAGCATGACTACCTTTAGCAACATAAACAATTGGTCTAATACCATATTCGTGCCATTCTATGTTATCATAATGAGCCCATCTACATTGATCTCCACCATGAGCTGAAAAATACATATTAGTTATTTTTGTTCCTTCTTTATTTATACGAATTCGTACATTTTCAATATCAGCTTGATGTTCTCCTGTTAAATAAATACCCATCCATCTAAAACAATTATTATAACAATAATTAAAAATATAAACTAAATCAATATAATCATCATGTTCTATTACTTTACAATAAAAAGGCACATTATTTATTGTATTCGGGCATGGTTTCGGTATATCAGCAACATAATTTAAATATCTACCAGGTATATCATACTTTTTCTCTAAAGGTAATATAATTTTTCCTTTGGGGCAAAGAATTTTGCGATTTTCTCTAACTTGTATTGGAGGACCACAACATTTCCTGACCTCTTTTAATTTGCCTCCTACACACAACTCGGATTTAGAAATTTGTTCATCTAAATTCATTGGAGTTGTTAATTCTTTATTATGTAAATATAATATCGGTTTAAATTTTTGTAATAAATCCATATTATATTTATAATTAAAAGTCTATTCTTATATTAAAATTCCAGTCCAAACCCAAGATAATATATTTAAATTTTACATAATCTCACGTAAGATCAATGATAAATGTACTTGAAATCGGAATATGATCATAATCTCGTATCATTTCATTTTGTAAATTGAATGGTAAGAGAAGCCCCCATTCAATTGGCGAAAAAATTTGATGAACAAAACATGATGTTACAGAAACTTTATTTCCTGAGACAAATTGAAAGTCAATCGTATCATACGTTGTTTGTGTGCTCTTCTTGTAGCAATTGACTTTTGATTCAGATGGGTGATAAGTTTCATCATAGTATGAAACATTTACGTTTGTGTATAGGTTACTGGTATCAACAAGATTAAAGCTTTTTTGTTTTATATTATTTGCATAGTTCTTGTTGAAATCTCCAGCAACAAATATCCAGCGATAACCCTTGTTCCTCAGATTAACGATATCAGAACATATCTCTTTCCACATATCTTCATTCTTCTTACTTTTACCATTATCTACAGGCAAATGTACGGATGAAACGACGATTCGAACACCTTTAACGTCTCGGCTTTCAAGAATTATCCAAGATGTTGAACGTTTTCCGACATATCCAGTTCCTAGTTCTGTTCCAACTTTCTTGAATTTATTCCTATTCCATCCAACTGTAGTTCCATGAAAGACTTTCTCTGGCTTGGGGTGGTGTCCTAATGTCGCAGGACGAATCATCCAAACATATCCAGTTTCCTTTGACACGAAATCAAAATCTCCAAAATGATTGAAATAATTATCTTCAATTCCATGTGATGTGCCCTTAGGCATAGCAACTTCTTGGTGACAAAGAATATCGTATTTGGATATATTGTTTCCTAAAGTCTTTGGTAGGACGTTTTCTAAAGTTCTAAACTGAGTAAAATTATTTTGTACTCGCGTTTTCCAAGAATCAGTAGATTTGATTTCATATTGTGCAACTTCGTGTGCACGTGATCCAACGTTTGCTGAGTACAAGGCAATTTCCATAATTGTCTTCTCTTCCGTCTGTTTTCCTTCTTGTATTAATGAATTTGAGTTCATTGTTTTTAATATTTAATCGTTTAATTACTTAAGGATATTTTTAATCAATTTTAATAATTCTTATTGAATGGGGCATCCTTCTTGATCATAAATATCTTCCTCTTCGTCATTAGTATAATGATTACCATCCAATATTTGTTTAACTTCAGCAGAACTTATATTATCCATTTCTACTAAAAGAGCATCTGGATTTTCTATATTTTCACTCGAGGAAGAAGAAATTAACATTTTTTCTAATTTTGTTATTATCTTTTTTTCTATTTTATTGGGAAAAATTATTCTAAATTTTATATACATATCACCACTACTACCATCTTCTTTCGGCATTCCATAATTTGATATTTTTTTAAATTGACTTGGTTTAATTATTTCCCCCTTTTCAGTTTTGACTAAAATTTTACTATTATCTAATAATTTAATTGTAAAATTACAACCACATAATGATTCTCTTAAACTTATAGTTTTTTTTAAAACTAGATTATCTCCCTTTCGTATAAAATGTGGATGTTTCTTTTCTTTTATTCTTACTATGATATCACCAGCAATTATCCCAGGTTCTTGATCACTTTCTTCTCTAAAAAGAATAGCATCTCCATGTTTCATTCCTTTTTTAATTTCTATTTTTAAAATATTTTCACCTTTTACTACAGTTTTTCCCTTACATTTTCCACATATATCATCCGATTTAATAGATTTACCTTTACCCCTACAAGCTGGACATACACCTTGCATTACTTGTCTCATTGGTCCTATTTGTCTAATTTGAGTAAATCTACCAGACCCATTACAAGTATTACATTTTAATAATTTCTTTGATTTACTACCAGTTCCTTCACACAAAGAACATATTATATTTTTCTTTAATCGTAATTTACGCACTGCTCCTAAATACATTTGTTCTAATGGAACCTCTAATTCTACATTTACAGGTGTTCCTTTTCGAATACTATTATTTCGTCGTGCTCCGGGATGCATATTAAATTCATTAAACATATGTCCTGGAAATCCATTTGTAAATAAGTCAAATATATCTCTCGGCATACCACCACCCATTCCATTATTCTGAGCCTTTAATCCTTCTAATCCATGTTTATTGTATATTTCTCTTTTCTCATCATCTTTTAAAATTTCATATGCTCCGGTTATTTTTTTAAATTCTTCCTCATTACCACCTCTATCTGGATGTTCTTTTAATGCTTTTTTCCTATACGCCTTTGTTATTTCTTTTTTGGTTGCATTTCTTGAAACACCTAGAATATCATATAATTCATTATTTTGAGAGGAACTATTATTATTTGGAAAATTAAACATTGTATAATAATCTGTTGATATATATATTTTATATTTATTAATTAATTTTTATATCATATTTAATTCTTTTTTTACTATTTGCGTTAAATATTTAGTTCTATTTTCAATATTATTAGTAATTATAATTATGAATAATATTGAATATCTAACAACTGTTAAGAAAGAATATCAAGAACAACTTAATAATATTATTACACCACATATTTATCAGGGAATTAAACAATTATATAAGGATGTTAAAGAACAATGTAAAAAAATAGGAGATAGAAATATTATGGCTAAATTTCAACAACAAATGAAATTAGTTCCTCAGTGGAATATTGATGTTATAAATAGAGAATCTCAAAGAATTGTTTCTAAATCTCAATGTGAATATTTACAAGATCTTATCGCAGCTGTTTTTTTAAGTAATACTAAAATTCTTTCCGCAACTAGTACAGAGAAACAAATTGATGTTAATGTTCCAACACTTCCAAATTTCATTCATTTTATTTATAAGGAAGTTGCAAGAAGTTTATATAGTCATCCAGATTTAATTAGAGATTATGATATTGATAAATGGGAACAAACAAGAAATTATAGAGAAACAATAAATATTATTAAATTATCTATTAATGATACTGTTAGGAAAAATCTACCTTTTAAAAATATTTTAAATAACTATCTTGATTTTTCTATAAATCCACCTAAAACTAAACCTAAAAAAAAGAAAAGATATGAACCTGAAACTGATAGTGAAAGTGATAATAGTTATGAATCATGGGAAACTGAATCTTTTACAGATAGTGATATTGAAGAGAATGAAGAGAATGAAGAAAATAAAGAAAATAAGCAACAAATATTTGATGAAGAAATAATTGTATCTGCTAATGAAGATGAAGATGAAGATGAAAATGAAAATAAACAACAAATATTGGATAAAGAAATAATCGTATCTGCTAATGAAGATGAAAATGAAAATAAAACTAAAGAAAATAAACAACAAGATGGTGGAAATCAAAGTTCTATTACAAATATTGAGAATATAGATGAATCAGATATAGAAGAACTTAATATTGATACATATCAAGATGAAAATAAACAACAAGATGGTGAAAATCAAAGTTCTATTACAAATATTGAGAATACAGATGAATCAGATATAGAAGAACTTAATATTGATACAGATGATGACGATGATAATATAGTTAGTTCAATTAATAAAGATTATTATCTTGAAGGTACCAATGTTCAAGATAATAGTATCGTAGAAGATAATATCGTAGAAGATAATATCGTAGAAGATAATATCGTAGAAGATAATATCGTAGAAGATAATATCGTAGAAGATAATATCGTAGAAGATAATA